ACCTCGAAGTCCGAGGCCTCGACGATGCCGCAGGCCTGCAACCGGCGGATGACGGCCGTCACCGCACCGGTAAGCAGGTTGCGCTGCCGCGACTTGCACCGCGCGTTGTCGGCGGCCTTGTCCTCGTCGCTGGCAAGGCGGCCGGTCTGCTGGCCGAACAGGATGGTGAACGGGATGCCGACGGCCGCCGCGAAGGTGTTCGCCGCGATCTCCCAGGCGCCGCGGGGGTCGTGCATCGTGGTCTGCAGCGTGTCCACGGTCACGCCCTGCCCCACGATGGCGCTGTCGACGTTGCTGTTCAGCCGGTCGACGCGGTCATTGATCGTGGCGCGCACGTCGTCGGACGTGACGGCCGCGCCGGGGGTGCTCGGCTGCACCAGCTTCGTCGGGTCGGCGTCCTTGTCGAAGACGAACCGCAGCGTGCGCGCGCTGTTCTTCAGGTAGCTCTCGGCCGCGCCGCCGCTGACCTTCTCCAGGTCGACCAGGGCATTGAACCCGGGCTGCAGCAGCGGGATGCCGTCGAAGAAATCATCGCCGACGGCGCCCTCGGCCAGGATCAGGATGCGGCTCGGGTGCACGTCGACCCACTGCTCGGGCTTGCCCTGCGTGTCCTGGCGGTCGCTGGTGCGCATGCGGTACTGCCACATGGTCGGCTGGCCGAAGGTCTCGCTCGCGCTGTCGCTGTCCCACGCCGTCACCTTGAGCTGGTGCTCGTACACCGGCACCAGGTCGACCAGCCGCGACGCGCGCATCAGCGGCTCGCGCAGCTGCTTCCCGTCGGCCACCCGCAGGATGAGCCCGGCGTAGCGGCCGACCATGTTGCGCCGGTCCCAGTCCTGCAGCTTAGGCCAGGCGCTGACCTTCTCGAGGATGCCCTGCAGCCGGGTCTCCCAGGTCGATTCGTCGTCGCTGGCCTTCAGCTTGACGCGCGGCCATTCCTGCCAGCAGCGGTCTAGCACGTGGTGCACGGCGCGGAAGGCCGGGCCGCCGCGCAGGTAGGCCTGCAGCAGCTTCTCCGGGCTCAGCGTCTCGGGATACCCGAACTGGTCCCAGGCCCGCGGGCGCTTGGCGTCGAGCGAGCCGTACAGCAGCGATTCGCGCGACCGCACGAGCGCGCGCAGGTCGTCGGCGTTGATGGTGAGCTCGGGCATAGGGGGCCGATGCTAGGAACGGGGGCGCCTAGAACACCATCGACTTGGCCTCGGGCAGCAGCAGGGCGTTGTAAGCCCGCGCCGCCCCGTCGACCTGGTCGTCGTACTTACCGTTCGGGAAAAGGCGCAGCTCCTCCTTAAACGGGTCATTCCAGGCGCCCTTCAGCAGCAGCACGTTCCCGACGTTGACCTGGCTCGCCAGCGGCGTGGCCCGCACGACCTTGTCGCCGCTCTCCAGGCTGAAGTGCAGCGTGTGCCCGGCGAGCTTCTTCGCCAGCTCGGCGACCTGGCTCTTACCGGCCTGCCCGGGGTCTTGCGGCAGGCTCTGGCGCAGGCCCTTGCCGTCGCTGTCGGCCGTGGCCACCAGCAGTTGGTCGCGCGGCGCCGGCTCGAGCTGCTCGCGCACTACCCCGGCGATGATGATGCGGCCGTCGCGCAGCTCGCCCACCTTGACGCCGGCCGTGAAGTCGCCGCCGGACGAGGCGCCCAGATCCCAGCCGCGGCACCAGCGCACGGCCTGGCCGCCGGGGATCGCGTCGACGACCGTCATCAGGTCGGGCTTGAACGTGCCGCCCTCCGGCGGGGCCGGCGCCTGGCGGTACTGGCCGGCGAAGACGTAGGGCGCCGCCTTCTCCATGCGCCGCAGGTCGTCGGCGTTGTGCTTCTCGGGCCACAGCGGCGTGCCGTCGTCATTCCAGGCCGACAGGCAGAGGTGTTCCCAGACCTCGCCGTTCCCGCCCGGCACTGGCGGGCCCCTGCCGTCCTTGCCGCGGTCGCCCAGCAGCCAGCCGGCGAGATCCTTCTCGTGCAGCCGCTGCATGATGACGATGATCGGCGTCTCGGGGCTGTTCTTCCGGCTCTCCAGTGTGGTCTGGAACCAGTCGATCACGCCCTGGCGTATCTTGTCCGAGCTGGCCTCGTCGGCCTTGTGCGGGTCGTCGACGATGATCGCGCCGCCGAACCCGGGGCGGTGCTTGCCGGCGCCGAAGCCGGTGATCGTGCCGCCGGCACCGGTCGCGTACATCACCCCGCCGGCCGTGGTCTGCCAGTGCGCCTTCGCGTCCGTGGCCAGCCGGGTGTCGAAGATGTTGCGGTACTCGTCGTGCTCGACAAGCGCGCGGGCGCCCTCGCTGTTGTTGCCGGCGAGCTGGCCGCTGTAGCTGGCGTGGATGAACTCGGCGTCGGGTACCTTGCCCAGCGTCCAGGCCACGAAGTTGACGACCGCGAGTTCGGTCTTCGAGTAGCGCGGCGGGACGTTGATGACCAGGCGCCGGCACTCGCCCCGGTACACGCGCATCAGCGCGTCGCAGATCAGCGCATGGTGCCGGGCTTCCTGCCAGCCGTAGCCCTTGCGCTGCCGGAACATCCAGCGCGCGAAGGTGTAGAGATCGCCCTTCGCCCGGCGCCGCTCTCGCTCGAGCAGCAGCGCCAGCTTCTCACGATTTGATGCCATGCGCGGCCAGCGCGTCGGCCAGCTCCTGGTCGGTCAGGTCGCGGGTCTGCCGCGTCTCGATGGGTCCGCCGCCGCGGCCGGTGAGCTCGACCTTCGTCGGGTAGAAGCCGGCGGCCTTGCCGCGGTTCTCCTCGGCCTTCACCGCCGACGTGAACTCGCCGGCCTTCTCGGCGGCCACCGACAGGGCATGCAGCCGCGCCAGGTGCGTGCCCAGCGTGAACACCGAGGCGTCGGCCGCCTTCGCCTGCAGGTATGCGACCCGCGCCTTCATGTCCTCCCGCGCCGCCAGCATGCAGGCCTTGACGTGCACGCTGGCGGCCTTCCACTCGGCCGCGTGCGGGTACACCTCGATGTAGGCGTCGGTCTTGGTGCGGCCTGACGCCACCTCCTGCGCGAACAGCTCATGCCGCGGCATGCGCAGCGGCTTCGCCCCGGGCTGCTGGCCGGGCTCTGCGGCCTGGGCCGGTGCGTCGTCGTCTTCAGTCATCGGTTCCCTCTCCGTCCCATGCCCGCACCTTCTTGCCTCGCGTCTTCGCCTTCGCCGACGGCTTCGGCGGTCGCTGCTTCGCCCTGCGGCGCTGCTCGCGTTCCTGCCACTCGGCCGTGTCCTCCGGCCGCTGCCGGATAACCCGCAGCGTGCCGTCGGCGTAGCTGCGCTCGACACGGTACGGAGCCGGCTCGAACTGCTCTGCCGCGCCGAACCGGCCGCGCTTCAGGCTCTGAACGGTCGCGGCCAGGCCGAAGATGCTCGACACGGCCACGGTGTGCACCGGAGGCGCGTCTGCCGCGCTGACGATCCGGCGCACCGGCAGGGCCTCGGGGTCGGGCAGGTCGTCGCGCTCCAGAGCCCGCAGCGGCGCCCGGATCGGCACTTGCAGCAGGCAAGCGAGCACCTGCACGGCCACCCGCCAGGGCCTGACCGGCTTCGGCGGGGGTGAAGCGGGCGGCGCCGTCGGGATCGGCAGGTCGGTGAACAGCAGCATCTGGCGGTCTGTGCGGGTCATCCGGTGGGGGTTGATCGGGCCGCGGCGCGGCGCTTCTGCTCGGCGTCCCACCAGCGCGCGAACTCCACCCGCACGCGGTCGGCCATGGACTTGTCGGCGCGCTCCAGGGTGGCGAGGTACTCGCGCCGGGCGTCTGCGCCGCGGGTGCGCTGCAGGTTCGCTACGTGGCGGTTGCACTCGGGCTGGGCGGCTTCCCATCTGGCGAGGCAGTGCCGGCGCCACTCGTCGGAAGCGGTGTCGACCTCGCGGCCGTCGGGTAGGCGGGCGGCGGGCATCAGGCGGCCTCCAGTGCGTCGCCGCGTTGGTAGGCATCCCACATGCGCAGGTTCGCCAGCCGCGCGATGTCCATGACCTGCGCCGGCTGCAGGCGCCCGGCGTCGCGGTTCGGCGTGGCGCGGCGCGCGCAGTGCACGGCGACCGGCGTCGAGCTGCCGCGCTGCTCGCTCACCAGCAGCAGGCCACTGGCCGGCGACGGCATGAACTCGAACAGCGCGTCGTCCCACAGGTCGCGCGGCATGACGACGTAGTGCTTCCAGACCTTCGGCGGCCAGTCGCGGTGCTGAGGCGCCGGCCTGGGCTCGTTCCACGCCCACGGCGCCGTGCGCCACCACTTGTCCTTCCGCGCGTCGGCCTTGAAGTCGGCGCGGCTGATCTTGACCTCGACGTCGATGATGCGCAGGTCGGTCGTCACGGCCAGCACGTCGCACTCGTGGCCCGTCCAGTTGCAGCGGTCGACCAGCACGACGCACTTGCGCGCCAGCGTCTGCAGCGCGATGGCGCGCGCGATCTTGCCCTCGCTCCACTTCACGGCTCCACCCTCCGCACCCGCCAAGTAACCCCGGCCACCGTGAACGTCTCGCCCACGCGAGCCACGATCGGACCCGTCCGGCGGCCGTCGTAGACCATGCGGGCCTCGCGCCAGTTGCCGGAGCCGATCGGGACGCAGACGAGGGTCACGAGTGCACCCCCTGCCCCCACTTGGCCAGCAGCAGCGACTCGGCCCGGTTGTGATCCTTGACCCGCTTGAGCTCGGCGGCCAGCAGCGGGAACAGCCCGCGCGCGGTCTCGGCGCTGGCGGTCTTCGGCTTGCCGATCAGCCCGAAGTGCCGCTTCCAGGTCTGCGGCTGCACGACGCGCACGTCGAGCCGGGTGATGTCGGCCACGCCCTCGACGATTCCGCGGCTGCGCATCATGCTGCCCTGGCTGTGCATGGTGTTGCCGTGCTCGTCGCCGTTGCCGCCGGGCCGTGCTCGCACGTCCTCGAAGACGATCAGCGCGGCCTCGCCGATGGGGACGAACTCGCGAATCAGCAGCAGCAGGCCGCGGCCGTCGAGGCGCATCGGCTGCATCGTCGTGGCCTTGCCGGCGCGCGTCACCTTGCGGGGCTTGCCGTCGGCGATCAGCGGCAGGTCGCGCACAGAGGCGGTGCCGCGGCTGTCGACGGCGGCCACGGCGCCGGTCAGGCCGATGTCGATTCCGATGACGATCACAGCGGGAGTTCCTTCGGGGTGGAAAACGTCTCGGCGAAGCGCAGCCGGTCAAGCGCCAGCGCCAGCGCGACCCTGTTGCGGGCCTCGTGCCGGCGCTGCAGCTCGCGCACGTCGCGCTCGACCGTGTGGCGGTGCACGCCCATCGCCTCGGCCGTCTCGGCGTCCGTCATGGCGTCGAGCACGCACGCGGCCACGCCACTGCGGCGGGCTTCCAGGGCGGCGGATTGGGCGCTGTTCATGCCGGCGCGTCCTCGGGGATGGCCGGGCCGATGCCGAGCTTCTGCTCGCAGCACGCCAGCACCCAGAGCTGGGCGCCGCCGAGTTGCTTGCCGCTGGCCTCGAGGTTCCGCAGCGCCTTGACGCGCTCGGCCGCGTGGTTGCGGCTGATGCCGCCGGCGCTGCGCTCCAGGCGCTGCAGCACGGCCCGGCGCTCGGCCGGCGTCCGCGGCGGCGGCGTGCCCGAGTTGGCCTCGGCGCAGTAGGTGGCGAAGCACGGCCGGCACTGCGCGCCGAAGGTGGCCAGCTCGCTGTGCTCGGTCGGCTGGCGGCACTTGCTGCAGGCCGCGAAGCTGCCGAGGTAGTCGTCGGCCACGCGCTGGTCGCGGGAGCGGTAGGCGGTGCTCACTGCAGCAGCGCGGCCTTCGTCGGCTCGGGCAGCCGCAGGTATCCGGCGCCGCCGTTGCGGGCGCACTCCACGGCCTCGCCCCAGGCCAGCATGGCGCGCTGCGTCGAGTCGCCCTGCAGGTGGCGGATGATGTCGGCCGGCTTCGGCAGGAACTGGCCGCGCTCGGGGTCGCGGCGGTGCGCTGCGAACGCGCGTTCCACGGCCTCGACCGGGTACTCGGCCATGTCCTCGCACCAGAACTGGCAGGCCAGCTCGGTGATCTCGCGCTCGTAGAAGGCGTAGACGGCGGCCAGCGTGGCGAGCAGGCGCTTGCGGTCGGTCATGGCATGGTCCTTTCGGCGAACTTGCGCACGGTGTCGATGTTCCCGAGGGCGATGCGGTCGCCCTTCGGTGGAGTGGGCGCGGCGCCGCCGCCTGGCGCCTTCAGCGCGGCCTGCAGCCATGCGACGGGCTGCAGCGGCTTCTCGGTGGCGCAGCGCTGCAGGGCGCGGATCACGGCGGCGTCGCCGTGGGTCTTGCGCATCAGGCCCAGCATCGACCGGGTGTTTCGGTCGCTGACGCCGGCAGCGGTCAGCAGGGGCAGGCCGAGGCCGAAGATCACGTCGGCGGGTTCTGGCGGGGCTTCGGCCAGCACCAGGGCAGGCGGATCGGCGGGCGGTTCCGGCGGCGCCTCGGCGCCCGCTCCGTCAGGAGCGGAAGGCTGCTGGCTGTTATCTCTTTCTTCTCCGTTCCTTCTCCCTTCCGTTCCTTCTCCCTTAAGAGCCTTTTCCGGCGGAATTCCGGCAACGGCCCCGGCGGAATTCCGGCGGAAGGCCTCCGCCTTTTCCGGCGGAACTCCGGTGGCCATCCGGTCGGCGTTCCACTGTTCAAAGGTCAGGGCAGGCAGCGGCGGCAACGGCGGTTTCTCGTCGGCGCGGGCCTTGTTCGACTTGCGCAGGCGCTCCTTCGCGCGCTCGAAGAAGTGGTCGAGGCGGGACTGCCAGGCGGCCAATGCGCGTGCGGCAACCTCGCGGTGATACAGGCGGCCGTCGCTGCACAGCTCGAAGCCCTGCAGCGCTTCCTTGCGCAGCTTCTTCCACGACTGCACGGCGAACCCGTAGCCCGACAGCTTCGCCAGCTCGATGTCGTTGTCGGGCAGGCTGCCGGCGGGCACCTGGTGCCACGACGCGCACCACAGCAGCACGGCGGCGCGGAAAGCCTCCGGCTTGACCTCGGACACGAAGCGCGAGTCGCGCAGCAGCTGCACGGCCAGCGGCATCGTCTCGAAGCTGCGCAGGTCAACCTCCGCAGGAACCAGGGGGTCGGGTCTGTCGCTCATACTTCTCCGATGCCGTGGTCGAGCACGGCCGCGCGGATGAGGCGGCGGGCCGGGCCGATCTCGAGGCGGTCCCGTCCATCCGCGTCGACGTAGTAGCGGTCGGTGGCTGAGCACTCGGCGCCGGACAGGCGCAGCACAGTCCAGCCGGCTGACTCGATGCGCTGCTGTCGGGCCCGGTCGCGCGCCGCGTCCTGATGAAAGGCGGCGCCGTCGCACTCGATGGCGACCTTGGCCGCCGGGTTGCCGAAGTCCACGAAGTGGCCCGCGACCGGGTACTGCGGGTACAGCACCGCGCACTCGGCCCGGATGTCGTGCCACAGCGCGGCCTCGATCGGCGTCATGCGAATGCCGGCCTGAAAGTCCCAGGCGTACGGATCAATGACCCAGCGGCTTCGTGCGCCCATGAGCATCTGCTCGACGGCTCTGTAGTGCCGGCGGATGCGGTCCCAGTAGGCGCCTGTCATGCCGCCCTGCTACCCGCCGCAGCCTGCGCCCAGGGCCGGGCCTCGCGCGGATCGAGCGCGCTCCTGTACCCCGCCGGCAGCTCGCGGACGGTGTAGCGCTGGTCGGTGCACGTCGGCGCGATGGTCACGCGCGTAGCAGCTGTGATCACGCCCTCAATCTGAGGCGGATTTGTCAGCGACGGCACCGGCCTGGCGTTGCTGCCCGGCTTGCGCAGCAGCGTCAGCGCCGGCCCACGGCTTGAGCCCATCGGGTCGAGCATGTCGTGCAGGCGCGGGAAGGTGGGTGCCTGGCTGGGCACACTGGCGGCGCTGGGCTTGACGACGGCGCGTGTGGGCACACCCTTGCCGGCCGCGAATGCATCAGCGTGGCGCTGGTGCACAAAAGCGCGCACGCTTGGTTTGCCGGCGCCAGTGCCCCGCGTGTAGCGAGCGCTGATGAGGTCGCCGGCTCTCACCATGTCGGCAATCAGCGTGCCAACCGCTTCGCGGTCGGCGTAGCTGTAGAAGCGATCTTTCAGCAGCACCTTGCTAGCGCCTGTTGCCGTCTCGGCCTGCGCCAGAATGACGGCGCGAATCTCGTCGTCGCAGTAGCGGCGCTCGTTGCGGTCACGGGCTGGCATCACGCACCCCCTACCGCGCCAGTGGTGCGCAGTGTGTTTGCGGTCAGCACCCGTTCGGACGATTGCTGTGTGGGATGGTCGGCGGCCTCGGGCTGGGCGACAGTGGCGACATGGATGAACCCGTCGCCCAGCTCCTCGCAGGCGCTCCAGGCCATGGGCGTCTGGTGGCCAGCGCGAGACATGAAGCGCGCGCACTCGGGCCGGCGCGGGCAGCGGTCGTGCTGCGTCTGCGGCAGGAAGCCGGCGCAGCGGGTGACGTCGGGGTGAAGCATTCAGTCGCCCCCTTTCGGCAGCACCATGTCGACGGCCTTGGCAATCGCATCGGCGCACTCGCGCCACGAGTCAGCGTCGTGCAGCGTCTCGGTCAGCTTGACCTCGGCCGCTTGATCCATGCGCGACACAGAGAACCAAGCCTCGTTCGTGTCGGAGTACCCGACCACCTCCTGAATCTCCAGCTTGACGCTCATGCCGCCGCCTTCGCGTCCGCGGCCGGGGCGGGCTCGGGGGCTGGCGCGGGCCTGACCCGGAACTTGTCGCAGTCCGGCTCGGCCTTGAGCTTGCCGGCGGTGAGGGCCTCGATCTGAAGCTGGCGCAGTGCGGGCGGATAGGTGCCCCACCCCGCCACCGATCCCTGCGTGATCCCGAGGGCCTCGGCCAGCTTCACCTGGGTGTCGAATGCTTCGACGGCTTCGTCTTTGGTCATGGCCCATTATTGGCCGACCAATGACTCCCCGTCAAGCGGTCCGCCAATAGTGCAAGTTCACACCGCCTCAGCCCGCGTAGTGCAATGACCCCGGACGGCGAGACGCTGGCGGCCTTCTGTCGAGTGCTGAAGACCACCCCCGATTCCCTGATCGCCGGAGCCGGTGACCCCGACAGCATCCAGTCGGCCATCCAGGAGCACGAGCTTGTGCACCTGTGGCGCGACCTGCCGGAAGACGCGCGCCGCCTGGTGCTGGAAAACGCCCACTCAGTCGCTCGGGCCTTCGCCGCCAAGGCAAAACCGTAGCACCCGAACCACGGGGCAGGGTTAGCCCCACCCCCTAGCACGCGAGAAAATATTGGCCTGCCGCTTGACTGCCAATATTGGCGGCCCCATACTCCTTCCCATGCCCTGAACGAACCCCGCGATCTTGCGGCTAGGGCGGAAAGACAAGGCAATGTCCCACATCCTCGAAGTAGCCCAGGCCGAAGCAGCCCGCGCCGCTGCTGGTGGCGGCGTGTACGTCGGCGGCTACTGCATCGCAGACCAGGCCCCGGTGCGGGTGTACCGGCAGATGGTCGCCGTCGACACGTTCGGCCAGATCCTCGAGCGCCGCCGCCTGGAGCGCGAAGCCGAAGCCGCCGAGCGCCGCGCCCGCGATGCCGTGCACATCAAGGCCCCGACGCGCGCCGAGCGCATCGCAGCCCTGCGCGGCGACATTGCCTGCGCCGAGCGCGAGCTGGCCGACCTCGACAACACGCAGCGCTGGGGCCGGTGGACTCAGGAAGAGTTCACCCGCAAGCGTGCGCCGGCCGGGGCGACGATCCGCCTGGCCGCCGCGCTGCTGGCCGACATGGGAGAGGCGCTGTGATCGCCGACCACATCTTTGTCGAGACGCCGCGGTTCGGCCGCACCGGCGCCGGAATGCTGCCCAGCATGCGTGACGACGAGTTCGAGGCCCTGGCTGAGGCCTATGAACTCGACGCGCCGGTCTTCTTGCCGGCGGGCAGCGTGCGCTGCGGCAAGGGAAGCGACTACGCGCACACGACAACCACGCGCCCCGGGAGTCTGCTGTGAGCGGGCCGGTGATCGTGGCCGGCGTGCGGCCGGCGCCCGGCAGCATCGAAGGCCGGCTCGAGCAGGCAGTGCGCCAGCTCAACGAGCAGACCGAGCAGCTGCGCGCCCTGCGCGTGGCAGCGGCCCAGGCCGCGGTGCTGCTGCGCGAGCACGGCGGCGCGCTGCCGAACGTCGGCGAGGTGCTGGCCGATCTGACCGAGGCCCTGCGCCAGTCGTCGAACTGGCCGTTCCCGGTCGACCCGGCGATGCAGGCTGCGAAGGCGCGCGAGCACCTAGCGCAGCAGCGGGACGCCATCGTCAACGGGCCGGAGGCGCTGCTGTGAGCACCGCCGCCGCCCATCTGCCGCGCCGCGTCTGGATCATCCAGCCAGCCCGGCCCGACCCGCTGCTCGAGCGCGCCCAGCGCCTGTGGCCCGACAGCGAGCGCAACCAGCGCGAGTGGCTGCGCGCCGTCGGTGTCGTGCGCCGCACGTCCGGCGGCTGGCTGCTCGACAAGCCGCTGCAGAGGCAGCCGTGAAAGAGCACCACGCCCCGCCCTGGCGCTTCGGCGATCTGGCCTATGCCGTCGTCGGTGTCGCCGCCTGCTTTGCCCTTGTCTGGCTGGCCGCCCAAGGCCTCAACTGAAGGAGAGAATCATGTTCTTCGAGTCCCTGCCCACGTTCGTCGACATCGTCTGGATCTTCCTGCGGGGTCTGCTGTGAAGTGGCCCGCCGACGACATCGGCCGCAGCGCCGTCCGTGCCTCTCATCACCCGAACGTCGTCGCCTGGCCCGGCAGCCCGCGGCGCACGCACGACGAGCCGATCCCGCAGACCCTGCACTGCCTCGGCTCGCGCCGCTGCGCCGTGGCCAGCGACTGCACCAGCCCGGCGACTTGCCACCTGCTGGCGCACCTGGAGCAGCCGGGCGCCGTCGACCCGGTGCCGATGCGGCTGCGGAAGCCGTCGGCGCTCGACCGCCTCGAGGCCTGGATGACGCAGGCCCGCTTCTGGCGCTGCTACGCCGCGTTCCTCGCCGCCTGCCTCGTGGGCGTGTGGGTTTGGCGCAGCTTCTTCGCATCCGCCGGCCCGCTGTAGGCCCGGCCCTTTTCACCCTTCACCACCTGGAGACCACGTGTCCACTGCACTCGCAACCCTCTCGGGCAAGCTCGCCCAGCGCTTCGGCATGGAGCAAGACGCCGAGCTCATCACCACCCTGAAGCAGACCGCGTTCAAGTCGCGCGATCCCGCCAGCGACGCCCAGCTGACGGCGCTGATGGTCATCGCCAACGAGTACGGCCTGAACCCCTTCACGAAGGAGATCTACGCCTACCCGGACCAGCACAAGGGCATCGTGCCGGTCGTCGGCGTCGACGGCTGGATCCGCATCGTCAACGAGCACCCGCAGTTCGACGGCATCGAGTTCGACACGACGCCCGAGGCCGTGACGGCACGCATCTACCGGAAGGACCGCAGCCGGCCGACGGTCGTCACCGAGTACCTCGACGAGTGCCGGCGCAACACCGACCCGTGGAAGAACATGCCCAAGCGCATGCTGCGCCACAAGGCGCTGATGCAGTGCGCCCGGGTGGCCTTCGGCTTCGCGCTGTACGACGACGACGACGAGGCGCGCGACGCCACGGGCGGCACGGTGATCGACGCGGCCACCGGCGAGGTGATCGAGCGCGCTCGCAGCGCTCCGGCGCCGACCGCGAAGCCCGAGCTGCCGGCCTACGCCGCAGCCGACTTCGAGAAGAACCTGCCGGCGTGGCAGAAGCTCATCAACGAAGGCCGCGGCACGGCCCAGGCCCTGCTGACGAAGCTGAGCACGAAGGCGACGTTCACGGAGGAGCAGAAGGCCCGGATCCTGAGCCTGAAGCCCGCAGCCGAGGACGCCACGCCGGCCGCTGCGCCGGCTCCCGCGCCGGCCGGTGAGCACGCCGACTTCGTGGCCGACATGACCGCCGCCGAAGGGGGTGCCCAATGAAGCTGCACGATCTGCAACAGGGCTCGCCCGAGTGGCTTGCCTACCGCGCCCAGCACTTCAACGCCAGCGACGCGCCGGCCATGATGGGCTGCAGCCCGTACAAGACCCGGGCCCATCTGCTGCGCGAGCTGCACACCGGTGTCGCGGCCGAGGTCGACGCCGGCCAGCAGAAGCGCTTCGACAACGGCCACCGCGCCGAGGCGCTGGCCCGGCCGCTGGCCGAGAAGATCATCGGCGAAGACCTCTACCCGGTGACGGGCAGCGAGGGCCGGCTGTCGGCCAGCTTCGACGGCCTGACGATGGCCGAGACCGTGGGCTTTGAGCACAAGGCCCTGAACGCTGAGCTGAAGGCCGCGTTCGATGCCATGCACGCCGAGCACTTCCGCGAGGTGGGCGACGACGCGGCCGGCTGCCGCCTGCTGCCGATCTACCACCGCGTCCAGATGGAGCAGCAGCTGCACATCAGCGGCGCCGAGCGCATCCTGTTCATGGCCAGCGAGTGGACGCATCCTGTTCATGGCCAGCGAGTGGACCGCCGACGGTGAGCTCGTCGAGGAACGGCACTGCTGGTACTACCCCGACGCCGAGCTGCGCGCCCAGATCCTGCGCGGCTGGGATCAGTTCGCCGCCGACCTGGCCGCCTACGTGCTGCCCGAGGCCGCCGCGCCCGCGCCGGTCGGCAAGGCCCCGGACCTGCTGCCGGCGCTGCGCATCGAAGTGACCGGCGCCGTCACGGCGTCGAACCTCGCCGAGTTCAAGGCCACGGCGCTGGGCGCCATCCGCAGCGTCAACCGCACGCTGAAGACCGACCAGGACTTCGCCGACGCCGACAAGGCGGTGAAGTGGTGCGCCGACGTGGAGGCCCGGCTGAAGGCCGCGAAGGAACACGCGCTCTCGCAGACCGCCGACATCGAAGCGCTGTTCCGCGCGCTCGACGAGATCGGCGCCGAGGCCAAGACCGTGCGCCTGGATCTCGACAAGCTGGTGACGAAGCGCAAGACCGAGGTGAAGGAAGAGGCCGTCGCCAAGGCCCGCCGCGCGCTCGACGAGCACGTGGCCAGCCTGAACGCCGAGATCGCGCCGATGCGCATCACCCTTGCCCCGGTGGACTTCGCCGGCGCCATCAAGGGCCTGCGCAGCATCGCCAGCATGCAGGACGCCCTGGACACGGCGCTGGCCGGCGGGAAGATCGCGGCGGACACGGCGGCGCGCGTGGTGCGCGGCAACGTGGCCACGTTCCAGGCCGAGGCCGCGGGCTTCGAGTTCCTGTTCGCGGATCTCGGCCAGGTCGTGCACAAGGCGGCCGACGACTTCAAGGCGCTGGTGACGGCGCGCATCGGCACGCACAAGGCCAACGAGGAGCGCAAGGCGCGCGATAAGGCCGAGGCCGAGGCGCGTGCCGCTGAGGCCGCCCGGGTGGCGCAGGAAGCCGCGGCGCGGGCTGCGGCGGAGGCATCGGCGAAGGCCGCCGCTGTCACGCCGCCGGCGCCTTCTGTTCCGGTTCAGGCCGCTTCCGTCCCGCCTGCGGCCCCGATCGTTCCGCCGCCGGCCGCGATCGTCTCGGCGCCGCGCGCCGACGAACCCGCCACGCTGAAGCTCGGCGACATCTGCGGCCGGCTGGGCTTCATCGTGCGCGGCGACTTCCTGGTCGACACGCTGCACGTCAAGCCGGCGAAGACCGAGCGCGCCGTCGGCCTCTACACCGAGAGCCAGTTCCGCACGATCTGCCGGCAGCTGCAGAGCCACGTCAGCGCGATGGCGGAGCTGTACGCGGGAGAGACGGCATGAGCGCCGCGCCCATCTACGTCGTCGTCAGCAGCGACGACCTGAACGCGAAGTACCGCGCGCAGGAACTGGAGCGCGACCCGGGCCGCAAGCCGAACCCGATCGTGTTCGAGAGCAACGCCGACGGCAGCCTGACGCTGGCCGGTGCGCAGCAGCGCGCGGCGATGCTCGAGCAGCAGGGCTACGGCGCCACGCGCGTCTGCCGCGTGGTGTTCGAGGGCGAGCCGGGGTTCGAGGTGGCGTCATGAGCCTCACGAAAGCCGACGCCGCGCAGCTGGTGAAGGACATCCGCCGCGCGAAGGTTTCCGGGCACTGCATCGCTCAGAGGTGCAGCAGCGGGTCAGCCGGGCAGGCCTACGGGTTTCTCGGCGGCCTGGAAAGCATCCTGCAGGACTTCCTGCGCAAGCAGCAGTGCCACGACGCCGCCGCGGCCGTGGCGCGCGCCATGAACGATGAGCCGACGGCGGCAGAGATCGAGACGCGCAATGCGTCCACCGCCGCCATGAGCCAAGCCAGGAGCCCCGCATGACCCACCCCACCACCCTCGCCGAGTCCTGGACCCACGCCCAGGCCGACGCGCCGATCGACCCGCGGGCTACGCCTGCGATCCAGGCGCGGCGCGACTACATGCGCGGCGCGCTCGACTGCCTGCTGCTGCAGAAGGCCGGCGCGACCGAGGCGCAGCTGCTCGGCGAGTGCCTGGCCTTCGGGCGGGCCGTGGGCACCCCTGCGGAGGCCGCCTCGTGACCGTCGACCAACTCCGCGAGGCTCTGGCCATCATGCCCGGCCATGTCCCGGTGCACGTCGAGGTGCCAGCCGACGGCAGCGGCGGCGGCGCCGATACCGAGTACCACTTCACCCTGGAATGCACGCTCGAAGCGTTCCCGACCCAGGGCCGCATGGCGGTGATCCGCCTGAACAACAACCCCGCCTGAAAGGCCCACGACCCATGTTCGAACTGACCGATCTCACCGAGGCCCGCCTCGCCTCCGTCACCAACCGCATCGAGAAGCACGGCGACGAGGACGTGCCGGCCGTGTCGCTGACCGTGGAGTTCACGGCCGAGAACACGCTGCTCGACCTGATCGACCCGGGCCTGCGCCACGCCCTCTACAAGGCGAAGCCCGACGCCGAGCCCGAGCTGCCCGACATGGAGCAGACGACGCCGGTCCTGCGCTGCAACAGCATCGACAAGGTGCGGCTGACGACGGCGCACGAGGGCTGGCGCCTGTTCGTCGACGACAACATCGACGAGTCCGACCCGATGGCCTTCGGGGGCGTGAAGGTCGACAAGCTGGAGCTCGACGCGCTGCAGGGCGGCAGCGTGAAGTTCCGCATGCGCCTGGGCACAAGCGACGTGGACGCCGACAAGATCGGCGCGTTGGGCATGAACAACGGGCAGAGCATCTGGCTGCGGCTGCTGAAGCCGGAGAAGGTGGAGCCGGCGATCGACGGCACGACCGAGGCGTTCAATCGGGACCACCCGGGCGCCGCCGAGGGCCAGGGCAGCCTGCTGGAC